CGTAATATTCTGGTTTCTGAATGCTTCTTGTTTCTCTATCACGACATGTGTGTGCGCTGGAATTTGTGAGAGGAAAGACGAAATACCGTGTTGATCTAATACTCTCCTTGAATCGCCATTCGCTTCTGTAATTGTGAGAGTCGGCATAGCAAGCTTGTATTTTATCTTAGTATCTTCGATGACAACAAAAGCCCCATTCCAGCCCGGATCGCAGCCACAGAATGTTAATACCATCTCCATCTTCTCCCTTTTTTCATGTTTTCATCAGCCCATAGAGGTTGAAGATTATTCAGTGCCCACGCTTTTTTAAATCCTTCATCTTTAAATGAAGAAAAGTTAAACTTTGAAATGGGAATAATATGGTCAATATGCCATTTGCCATGATTTTCCCATGTCATGCCGTCTCTAAAGTCTTTTTCAAGATGTCTACGTAAATCATCAACGTTATATCCCACTAAGTTTTGCCATTTACTTCCTTCTTTTCCTTTTTTGAGAAATCTTTTAACACTACCATGCATATTTCTACTTATTCTACGTTGTATATCTGGCATTTTCTTTTTACTCCTAAATTTAAAATGGCATTCATGTGAACAGAAGTAACCTTTTTGTCTATTTAGTTCGTTTTTGGCTAGCCGGAACTTTTTACCACAGTTTTGGCATGTAAATTCTAATCCACCACCTTGCCAATTTGGATTATTTTCTCCAACGCGCGATAGATAATAACATTCTTTTGAACAAAATAGCCCTCCTCCTCTTTTTACTTCAGATGGTAAAGCATCAAACATTTCTCCACAATAGTTACATCGTTGTGTTACTCTCTTCTTTATTCTCGAGACAAAGTGGCTTTTTCTTTTTTCAAGACCTGGATCTATTCCAAGGTAGCCAGATGTCTTTTCAGTTTTCATTTTGCTTTTTTCTCTTTTACCAGCGGCTCGTAAGTCATCTTTTTTTCTTTGTATATAGCTTCAAAATATTTAAGGTCCTCATCAATATTCAAGCCCAGGACAAGCCGGAGACTCATTCGCATTGCTCGTTCAATATCGTCGAATGGATCTAAAAGAAGATCCGCCTCTATATCGATTAGTAAAGCTTCTATTATGCGCTTGCTCATCATTTTGTTTCGTCCAGTCCGCACATTTGTCACATCAATCATTTTAGATCTCCCTGCTAACCGTGTGAGGCGGCTCCGTATAGTATGTTAATATATCTCGTATGTACTGTTCATAACTCAGATAAGTTCTGTGTGCGTCAAGGTCATCCTTGAGGCGTTGAGAAATGGGGATATAAACAGTTTGCTCTGGGCTAAGAGCCATTATCTTTATCAACTCCCGTTGCTTCATATGCTTCTTTTGAAATTTCATCGAATTTCGAGCGCCCGCAAACAATGCATTTGATGTTATTGTCTGGGTTGTCGATTGTGGACTTTAAAGTGCTTTTACAATGGATGCAAATGTAATATTTCCAGTCAGTCATCTACGGAACCCTCCTCCTTTCTTAGCGGCGCAACAGCGATTCCAGAGTTCAGAGATTCATTTATAAATAATATGAAAGTACCAGCGTCATCGCCTTTAGCGGGTTCGATACCGATCGTTATCTTTGGAAGAGAAAATCCCATGTCTTCAAAGCTATGTAAGAACCTAATTGCTTCTTCCGGATATTTCAAATCGAGTGGAACGGTAACACCGTGAAAATCCGGATAGCCAACGAGCCCTACAGTTGCATCATGATTGTGGATAATCGTTCCTAGCTTTTCTTTAGCTTTCATTCTTCTTCTCCATCTGGTTCTTCTGTGAATTTATCGAGTTGACCCGGCTCATTCAGCTCTTCTTCAGATGGCGCATATGTTGCGGATAGTTCAGGAATAATTTCTTCTTCTCCCCCTTCGCTCGGCTCTGATATATCTTCTGGTGGAGCTAGTGGAAACACCTCGATTTTTGTCTGTGCGGATTCCAAAGTTACGCTTACCGGTTCGTCTTTTGGGGCTAGTGTGGTCAGCTTGTCGAGCGATACATGAGAGGCGCCAATGAGTTGAATCTTGACAGAGCCCTTCTTCGGATCATAATGAACGCTATCGATAAGTGCCTTAAAAATAATTGAGCTCATTGGTCTTCCGCTCCTTTTATCTTTTCTTCCATTAGCTTTTGAATGATGTCATTGAAAGTATCTCCCTTGATCCCGAACCTCTTAAGGGCATCTCTTGTCTTCCGTTCCACTCGAATTAAAACCATGTCTTTATTTTCTTCCATACTGTCAATATATTTTACTGGTATATATCACTATGCTTATATATGCGTTGTGGATATATAATATTATGAGAGAAACAAAAACTGAGAGTGATGGTGAGGCGATAAGCCCGGCGAGTATGGAAAAGATCAAAAGAGGACAAATACATATAAATGCAAATTGTAATCTGAGCGGAATGGGGTATTCTAAAAAGGGAGTACACTTTGGTACACAAGTTTGGATTAGAAAAGATATACAATGCAAGAGAAACGCAAAACGAACTTCTGAGTTCAATCACAAAATGTATCTAAAAAGAGAACCCTGAAACCAATCATAGGTATTGGGCTAATGGCAGCGCTAAATGGTGTAAGATACATAATTCAAAGCGACAGAAATTCAAAGGCGAATATATATATATTTGGGACGATAAACCCTCTGGATGGGTATCGATCTTATCTGGAGCTACAGACATAAAGCAAAGACTAAGTGGCCATCACGTGATCTACGATTACAATGACCCAAGATTTTACCGAATACCGCTTACAGCTAGTGAGCATAGGAGATTAAAACTTGGACACCTAACAATTGCGGAAATCAAGCTCCTATCTGCTGCAATTACAAACCGTGAATTTATTACGAAATCCCCGGAAATTCCTGAGCTGCAAAACGTGGATATCCTGCGACCAGCGAGCATAAATATGAACTAACTGTTCTTATCAGATATAGCGACAATTTTGAACAGGCTTAAAGAGCTCCGGAATAAATCCAAACTTGTACATCTCTTGATTCGTGTATTTGGGTCCGAGTCGATTCCATAATGTATTGCCCAGTTTGTTCGCGTTGCAGTCCTTGATGATGAGACGTGAACCATTGACCTTTACGACACAGTCATCTCCTTGCTGCCTCACATATTCGATTTTATCATTTTCCATGGATCAAGTTATAATAAGCTTTAAACGCTTTTATAATTAGAAGCTATATCGAGAAGAAAAAGAAAAAAAGGAGGTGATATGATGAAAAGGAAACTTGAAATATTGATCGCAGGACTAATTGGAATATTCATGCTGCTCTTCACAACAGGAAATGCCATTGCTGATTGTGATTGTAGTGTTGAGGTAGGATCTGATCTGGAGATAATAGGAAAAGGCACAATGGCTCGAGATCTGCTTGCTCAATCAGATTGGGGATATAGCGGTCAGCGGCTTACGGAAACGATGTACTCGCGTTGGATGACAACCGACGGGATCTCGAATGTTTCATATAGCAGCAATTTGAATGTATATATCGGCGCTAGTGAAACCCATGAAGACGAGAATACAACGGAGATAACGTACGCGCAAACAGCATTCACTACGAACATGAGGGATAAGGTATGTAGTCAGAACTATGACGCGGGCGTTGTGTCTGGGTTTGACATTGTTGGGATGAGCGGAAAGGCATTTGAAATAGAAATGCTGCCGGATGCCAATTATCTCGAACTGGAAGCAGGGCTAGAAGGCAAAGCTAAATTGAGACACATGATTGTGGATCCCGATTCGAGATTGAAAATAGTGAAAGAGACAACTCAAGTCGAAGGCACATTTGATATTGATTGGAACGCATTTGCGGAGAATCTGATCTATCCAGGTAACGAAGGCGAATGGTTAGGGTGCCCGTAAAGCCTTCAAATTGAAAACGAAGGAAAAAATAGAGGAGTTTTTAATCCTCTCTCATTTTTTTATATTGTTTGCTTTTTTAACATACCTTTAACGATTGCCGCCCTACCTTTATCTGTGCGAAGGCGAGAGAAGCGACAGCCGACTATGGAGAGAGAACTCAGTAGACTGATGCATTGTTCACGCCGTAAAATAAACGTTGGCGATCGCTATTTGAGCCCGATAAAGCGAGAAGGAATGGCTGAATTCTTGACTGTAGATAAAACGGACGAGTTGAAATGGAAAGAAGGTGTTCTGGAATGCAATACATTCGCTCTGTTCTTTCGTGCAAACGCGAAACGGTGGTTTCTCAGCAAAGGCGTGAATGCAGCGGTGGGAACGATATGGACATATCCAACACAGGACAGAGAATCACATGCATTCAACTTTTATCTATTGCCAAAATTATATATAATCTATATAGAGCCACAGACAGATAGTGAATGCTATTTAGATGCACGTGTGAAATTGGTAATAATTTGATTTTTAAGCAAGCATAGCCTTCTTCTTCTTCCTAAATCGACTAAATCCTAGCTATTGAGCCTCAGGCCTTCTGTCTCCGTCAGATGGCGAATAACCCTTTGCTTTATTTTAGATTTATATTAGAAGTCTGAAGCAAAGCGATATTTCGCCACCGGCCTTGAGGTGATGACGCCATTCCATGTCGTTATTAGATCTTGGGTCCGCAAGGTCTTCCCTTCGGGATGACGGGATAAACTTTTATTTATTTCATAAATAAAACTTTATTCCCGCCACCGACCTTGTTATGATGAATCTATTCGTTATTTGAATCGCCATTATTTTTTTTCTCCTTTTTATAGTCAAGCGAAAAAAGGAGAAAAAAAATGGAAAATAATAATAGAGTATTGGTTGGTGAAAGATGGATTGTGTATAAGGAAATTGTAGAGGAAATTGTGAAGTTGGATTGTGATGGTGTGGTTAGAGTGTATAATAAATGTGAGAATATAGGAGAGGGATTGTTAGGATGATGAAAAATAATAATGTTAGGAAAATAAGAAAAAGTAAGAGGGAAATAAGAGAGGAGAAATTAGAGGATTTGGATTTAGTTAGTAGGATATTTATGAGATTGTATTATGGATTGGAAGAGTTAATTTGGTTATTAGTTAGTGTTGGTATTTTAGCTATTTTTTTAATATTCTTTTCTTTCTGCTCTTCTAATCTTATGTCCTAGCTTCATCGTCTTCTTTTTGCACTGGGCGTAAATGGCACCGTGCGCAAATGGCACCTGGTGGAGCGCAAATGGCACCTGGTGGAGCGTAAATGGCACCGTGCGTTAATGGCACCGTGCGTAAATGTTTTTCTTGTCTTCTTCACAAAAAAAGGAGGTTAAACGTTCGTGTAAGATTTGATTAGATATGGGTGATGAAGGGGATCTGGACGAATTGAGGGAGGAACTTGATGAATACCCTCTGCCGGCTGACAAAGAGAGTGATTATCCAAAGCCGGAAGATAGAAAGAGCGTATCGTACAAGAACGTAGACGTGACAGTAGAATTCAACAAAGAATCAAAAACCGCAGAGGGTGACGAAGAGCGAATACTATTTACAGATGGCGGATTCGATTTTGGTGGAATGATATGGAATGATAAAACTGAGAAATTGAGAATACCGATCGTGCTAGCGAAAGAGATGGTGTATCATTACGATAGTTACGATGCATTCCGACCCAAGGAGGAACTGAAAGCAGTAGCCGGATTTTTAAAAGGAGTACCAGTAACACGAGGCCATCCGGAAGCAAAAATGGTAACAGACCGTGAAGAAGTTCTGGGATGGGCGATAGAGGGAGAATTTGAAGATGACGAACTGAGAGCGGTCTTAGAAATAGCAGATAAGGACCTGATAAACGACATAAGATCAAAGAAACTACAGGGTGTTAGTCCCGGCCACTTCTCAAGATTAGATAGAACCACAAGTGGCGAATATGATGGCGAACACTATGATTTGACTCAACGTGCTATTTTTGTCGATCACATAGCAATCGTTGAGCGTGGTCGATGCAATATGGAAGATGGATGTGGAATAATGATGAATACGAAATTAGATGTAACAAAAACAAAGGAGGGTGATGAAGGAAAGGCGATGAAAGGAATAGTAAGCAAATTAAAGGAGGCAATCGATCTGGCTGCGAAGCTAGAGGACGAACAGCTAAAAACCAAATTAGAGGAGATATTGAAAGCAATTGAGGAAGAGGAGAAAGCTGCTAGCGGCGACGGGGCTAGTGCAGGGGGACTCTCGCATCCCGATGAAAAGAGCGATCAAAACCAAAGTGTGGTGGACGGGATAGACGAGACTGCGATGAAGCAGTTGAAGGAAGAGCGAGACACATTGAAAGTTGAGCTTGACACAATAGTGAAAGATGAGAAAGTGAAATTGGTGGACGAACTGAGCACATTGCAGGATGTGAAGACCGGAGAGGAACTAAAGAATATGTCTCTTGACAGCTTAAAAAGTGATCTGAAGCTGGTGAAGGCATTGAGAGAAAGTAAATTCTCTACTGATGGTCATGGCGACAGCGGTGACAGTCAAGCAAAAATAAAGAGCGCGTATAAAAGTGTAGGTACAAAAGGAGGTAAAAAGTAGATGAATCCAGTAAATGTGAATGCATTTGACATTCTCGGTGGGATGGCAGCAGCAGGAAAAATAGCATTCGGTGCAGCGGTGTGTTATTCCGCAGCGGGTACTGTAAAGGGAACGCCAAACACAACGGCAGGCGAGGAGAATTTGTTAGGTATCGCAGATTGGGATTTAGTAGAGAAAACGGAAGATGGGTTTTATTCACTATATGATCTCGTTCCAATAATTCCAGCGGGCCGATGCCGAGTGTGGGTAACGCCTGATGACGACAATGCAAGTATTATAGCAGGCGACTATTTGAGTCTCAAGATTTTAGGTGCAGGTTCAAACACACTCCCTGTAGGAGTATTCGCAGAATCAGGTAATGGTGCAGGCGCGGTGAAAGAGCTAAATTCAACAGCAAAAGCAGCAGAGGACGTAACTCTAACATCGGCAGCGAACTATATTATCGTTGCGGCAGCGCTCGCAGTTGGCGGGGTGACGGTGACAGTTGCAGATTCCAGCTTATTCGCCGCTGGCGATTATATCGTCCTCGAAGATATAGATGGGAATGCAATGATGAATCGTGTCAAGGCGCTTCCGAGTGCAACGACTTTGACTTTGCAGATTGCTTCGACGGTCGCGCTTGAAGATGCAACAGATTACGTGCATATACTTGCACAATGTGAAGTGATGTTACTATGATGCAAGATGACGCAGCGATATTAGAACATTTCGTAGAGGAATTGAAGAAAGTGATCCCGCAGTGGGTGGACGAACACAAGCAAAATATGACAGCCCGGAACATATTCCATCGGCGAGACGTTGGTGCGGACGCAACAATAGACGTAGTGGAGAAATATGATAGAACAGGGCAGGGTGCTGAGATAACAGCGAAGGGTGCAGTTCCGAAGACCTTCGGTATGAAGACGACAAGTGATAACTTCTCAATACATCAGATAGCCACAGGATTCAATATAAGTAAAAAGGACTTGAAACTGAGTCCAGAATCGAAGGCGAGAATGGTTGAGATAGCATTGAATAACATACATGAGAAGGAAGACGACATTGCACTGAATGGTAGTGATGCACACAACATAACAGGAGTAGTTGGTGCGGCAGAGGCGAATGCAAACGGTAAGATAACTGCGGCAACGAACAAGGGCAAATGGGCAGGAGAAACAGGAACGGACATCTTCACAGACGTGTCGGACGGGATTGGGCTTTTGGATTCTAAATATAAGCCAAGTTACCTAGTGGGCAACAGTTTAGATATGAGATACCTGTACCATAAAGACAGCGAGCGGAACATGTACTACGAAGACATGGGCATTCTATTTGAGAAGACGAACCCAAAAGATACGAGCTGGATCTGGGCTAGCGACTATATCTCGCGGGGCAAAGTGTACATAGTGTCGAAAGACACAATGGTAGCCGACTTTGTAGTTAGTGAAGACCCTGGAATAGTTGTATACGCACTAGCGCCTGGTCAGAACTACCCCTTTGAAGTTTTCAGTTGGAGCGAGCCAGAGATATACGCAAACGAGGGATTCGTGGAGATAGAGATAACATAGGAGTACACAAAGATGGGCGATCCAGCACCTGGAAAAGCAGAACTGAATATGGCAGATTGGATAGTGGCAGCGCATGTTCAGAGCAATGCAATCGAAACAGCGAAGATAAAAGATGCGAATGTGACAACAGCAAAACTATCGACAGCGGCTAAAATAAAGCGAGCAAAATCAAATGTTGTGAGTCTCATAGGCGCAGATGCAGCAGTTGCGCTAATGTACACATCGACCGCGATAGTCGTTACAGCAGTTAAGATATACAGGATAACAGCAACCGTTGGGACGCTTTGCACGGTAGATGTAGGAATAAACGGTAATGACGATGCGATAGTGGAAGCAGAAGCAGTAGCCGCAGGGGACATCGACACGATAGTGAGCTGCACGATAGCATTGGCAACTGTGGCCGCAGGGAAAATGGTAACAGCGTCGATACATCATGTGGCAGGAACAAGTGGGGACGCGGTAGTCGCGATCGAGTATTACGAGAGCGAATAGTGAGGGGTAACGTTGCTAGAAGGAATACAAAGCTTCATAGTAACACTCGGCTTTCCAATAGCCGTAGTGTGCTATCTTTTATGGGAGCGACACAAGACGATGTGTCACTTTGAGAAAGTGATAAAGGAAGATCTTGTAGGCGCGATAAATGATCTGAAAATGGAGATAGTGAAGCTGAACGAGAGGTGCGAAAAAAGTAAAGGATGACACTGGCATATAGTAAAATAGAGAATCGAGAGAGTCCATACGGTACGCCAGTGAGCATAATCGAATGGTCATTCACGACAGATGGTTCTGGCGATGCAACCGAAGACACGGAAGAGATATGGGGAAAAATCAATCGTATCGCAACCAACCCCGATAATACTGAAACGCCAACCTCACTGTGGGACCTTACGATAGCAGACGAAGACGGTGTGGACATTTTATGTGGTGATGGTGCAGACAGAGACGCTGCGGATAGCGGTGATTCCGAACAGATATTCACATGCCCAGCGAACTTAGCCGTAGCGTCAAAGCTCACATTGACAGTGGCAAACGGTGGAGATACGAAAAAAGGCGTGGTAAAGGTGTATATAATATGAGAGACTTCCCACGACACATCGGCACAAATCAGGACTTTAAGAACTTACTAGCCATGCCTGAATACAAAGATCAGTGCATAGCAGCGCTCAAAAAACTAAGAGACCTCAAAGATAGCAAAATAACTAAAGCAACCACGCAGATGGACCCCAGCGATCCCGAAAGCGAATGGAATACAATCGAAGTTGTGAATCCAAACCCGAAATGGAAACGAATGGAATTCAAGAGTAAGAAGGAACTTACAGATTTGATTGCAACTGCGGAGGTGGCGGGAGATGGTGAACAGGAGGGTCACTAAATCTTCTTGTAGCTTCTGTGTACCATCAGCGATGATAAGCGATTTCAGCGTGAATCTTCGCGATCATATAGTGAAAACGCATGTGACAGACCACGACAAGATAGTAATAAATGGGAGTTTGAAATTCACGCTAAAAATAGGCGATGCTCGATTTCTGTTGGACGAAGACGTAACACTGAGCACAGCAACAGAGTTAGACACAGGCGCAATAGCGAACGGCAAGGATTATTATGTCTATGCATGCAACGATGGCGGTACGTTAGCATGGAAGGAGAGCTTAGCATCTACGTATCCGGCGGGATACAACGCGGATACATCAAGGAAGATAGGTGGCTTCCATACGTTATGCGCGAATGTGGGCACAATCTCCGGGCATACGCTCACAGGCTACGTAGCAAACGACATCTTACCAGCGAGTATTTGGGACTTGCGCCACAGAGCGATAAACGGCAATAACGAAGGGCTCGTATACGATGCGAACAGTCACAAATGGATAATGATATATCTCGCTAGCGGGACAGGCGCGGACACAGCATCTGCATATCTTGGTACGATCTCAGATACACGTAACTGGATGGACTTCGTAGACGACGGCCATGCGATTGGTATGAGCTTACCAAGTGACGCGGAATTCCAAAGCCTTGCAGCGGGTAGTAACGAAGAGACGAACATAGTAGGTAGTGCGGATCCAGGTACGACAGGCGGACACTCAGATACTGCGTCACGGCGTATGATCTCAAACATCGGTTGTGAAGACTGTGCAGGTGTCATGTACCAATGGCTCTTGGACCAGTCATGGCGAGCGGACGGACTGCCAGATACGGGCGATCCAACATGGGGCTGGTACAATCTACCAAGTCCTGGACGAGGTAGCTTGTATAGGCAGGGTACTTATGGCGATGTGAAGCTTCTGGCGGGCGGTACTTGGAATTGCGGGGCGACTTGCGGTTCACGGTGCCGGTATGCGAGTTACTCTCGGTGGTTTGCGG